GCAACCGACCAGCCAGAAGCCTGGGGCCGCACGTCGTACCGGCTTTGGTTAACCGGCCACGTCCACCACGAGGCCGTCAAAGAGTACCCAGGCTGCAACGTCGAAACCTTGGGCGTCCTGCCGCCGGCCGATGCCTATGCCGCGTCCAACGGCTACCGCTCCCGGCAGTCCATGAAAGCCATCGTCTTCCACCGTGAGCATGGCGAGGTGGAGCGCCACACTGTTAATCCGGGCATGTTTGACAGGAGCGCGGCATGAAAATCGTTCGCGTGACGTGGTGGGACGCTCTAGCTGTGGCGATGTGGTGCAAGCATACGGAGCCGATGGCGCCACAAGTCTGCGTCACCGTGGGCTTTCTGGTGGCAGAGGACGCGGATCACGTCATGGTGGCGGCCACCGTCTCAGATGATGAGTGCGTTGCGGCAATGCAAATACCGCGCGCTATGATCCGGGCTATGGATGACATCGCGTGATGCCCGAGCGGGAAGAAACCGGCCCGCATTGCCGCGCCACGTTCTCAATCTTCCCGAGTGGGATTAGAGTCTGGCCGCGATCTGCTCGGCAGTCTCGCGGTAGTACGTCCCGACTAGAATACGCACGTCCTTGTGCCCGCTGATCTTGGCAAGTGTCATCACGTCAACCTTGCGGGCAAGGCGTGTCAGGGCCTCCGCGCGGCTGTCGTGAAAGTGCAAGTCCTCGATTAAAAGCCGGTCGCGCGCCTTGCGGAATAGGGTATCCAGCACGGCGCTTGATATGGTGAAGCACGCATCCCTGTCGGCCACTGGGCGCAAGAGCCGCACAGCATGGTGCGTCAGGGGCACGTCGCGGGGCTTGCCTGTCAAATGCTGCGTCTTGTGCGCTACTGACGCAACCCGGCGGCGTAGGTCAAGATTTCCCCGGCCAAGGCTCAAGATTTCACCCGCCCGCATACCGGACCGCAGGGCGACCATGAAGGCTAATGCGACCTCCTGCCCCTTTGTCTGAGGGGCATTGCCGGGCCTGTAGTCGAGGATGCGGCACAGGGCGCGGACTTCGCCGGGGCTCACCCGCCGAGTGCGCGGGGCCGGGTTCCTGGGGATGCGTAGGCCCTGCAGCGGGTTGCCGGTCATCCACCGCCATTCCTCGCGCGCCACCCGGAAAGCGTGCCGGAGCCAGTTCAGGTTACGCAGCACCGTGGCATCGCTGACGGCCTTTAGCCGAGCGTCCCGCCACGCAGCAAAGTCCGGCGCGTCCAAGTCGGCCAGCTTTTTTTCAGCCAGATCGGGGAAATCCCGCAGGAACGCCTTGGCTTGGCTGATTTCGTGCGCGCTGCCTCGTTTAGCGGGCATGACCGTCTCCGCGTAATGCTCGAGCAACTGCCGTAGCGTGCGCGTCTCGGCGGCTGGCCGCTCTAGCTCTTGCTCCTTGGCAACAGCCCACGCCGACGCCTCGCGCTGCGTCCTGAACACCTTGGATGCGCGCCGCCCGTTCACATAGACCTGTGCCCGGTAGCCGCGCCCGTACCTACCCACTGATGCCATGCCCGCTCCCCCTGCGTAGTGGCGTGGGGGAATAATGGGGAGACGGCGGCGTGATTGTCTAGTTTGCGGGATATTGCCGGATATTGCCCGGTGCTGCAAAAGACCTGTAAAGCCGCTGTTTATCCTGCAAAATCCTAGGCGGGGATATTGCCGGATATTGCCGGTGGTGCCCCCGGCCGGACGCAAAAACCCAGCACCTAAAGCGTTCCGTGCCTGTCGTGCGTAATTATTGGGGAGCGCGCAGCGCATCCACGGCCTCGATTGCAATCAGCCCACAGGCATTGAGCCGCAGTTTACCGGCCATGATGTAGTTCCGCACGGTCTTAGGGTGGACGCGCAGCATCTGCGCTGCCTGCTTTTGCGTGACCTGCGTAGGTCGCGGATGCGACTCGGCGTAGAGACGCACCGCCTGCACGGCAACGCGCAAGGTTTGGTCGTCGGTCATGTGTTCCTGCTCCTTTGGAATTCCTCAACGTGTTTGGCGATGCGTTCCCATTCGCGCGGGTCCGTGACGGCAAGCCGATTGAAGGCGATGACGTTCTGACGCCACCACGTCTCAAAGGAGGCGCGGTCTTTCCACGGCCCGGCGGTCATCTCAGCACCACCTCTCCGCTGATCTTTTTCTTCCATTTCGACCGGAAGGCGGGAGGCTTGCGGATGCCGTTATGCTTGGCTTCCCGCCGCACAGCGCGGGCGATGTCGCCAACGTCCTTGGCGGTCTTGCCGCCACGGTGGCAGCACTCCTTGCCGAGCAACTTACCTTCCGCGATTGTGAGCGGCTTGGTCTTGTCCAGCACCAGGGCCTCGGGGATTGTGTGGTCGATCTCGTATGGGCGATGGCCCAAGACAAACCCGCAGCCCTCGCAGGCGATCCGGCCCGCCGCGTTCATGGCGCGGTGGACTATCTCGGCCTTCTGGCGTTTGGAGAACTCACGGCGGGCGGTCATGCGGCCTGCCTTTGCGCGCAAGCAAGAAGGTCGCCGGGATCGGTCAACACAATGCCCTTTTCGGAAAAGTGCCGATGCACGCCGTCGAGATAGGCCGTCGCCTGCTTCGTGGTCATTAGCCGGGTGATGGGAAAGTCCAGAGGCTCCATCATTAAGGCCAACTTCTGCGTATAGGGCAGCGGCCTCACGATGGCGTCGTAGCGTTGGCGAAAGGCATCGTTCTCGGCGCGCAGGATGGGAACGCCTATGGTAAGTTTTGCGTACCCTCTGACCTCTTCCGGCGTCTGGTCGCCAAGCTGCTCCGCGATCTCGTTCAGCCACAGCCGTTGAAGCTTGTTCTGCTTCAACGACCGCTTGCCTCCCCTGGATAGCGAGACGGTCAAGGGCAGCGCCTGCGCTTCCAGGAAGCGGATCAGCGTGCGCCGGTCCGCTTCCGTGTCGAGAAAGCGTGTCGTCATGGCTACGCCGCCAGCGCCGGGAGGTCATCGCGCTTGGCCTGCACGGCTGCGATGATGGCCTTGTAATCATTCTCGGGCAGCTTCTCGCGAAGCTCCGTTTTGTTTTCGTCCCACCACACCTTCAATTGCGGGCGGTTGTCGCTGGTGCTGATCGCCATCAGAGCCGTGTCGCACAGGAGTTTGATGGCCTTGCGTTCCTTCTCGACCTGATAGGTCGAGCGCGTCTCGGTCGTCAGCCCATCGGCGCGGGCCTCGTCGGCAAAGTCATCCGGCGAGCGCATGCTGCCAGCAGGCCGCTTGAAACTCTCCGGGTCGTGGTCGTAGGCGCCCTGCATTTCCTCGGCGGGCGTCGTGCCAAGGCTTCTATCGATCAGGATCACGACATGCGCGAAGGCCGACCGGCAAGCGCGGGAGATGGCGCGCGTCTGGGCCATGGCGCGGCGGGCGAACATCGGGCGCTTTGCCCACATCTGCTCGTCATCGCCTAGGAAGCCTTCCGCCGTGGCGATCACGCAGCCGTCCGACATGCGCCGAATCTCGCCAACGGCGCGGATACCGCCCTCGACCATTTCTACGTCGCGGGAGGAGGCGACGCATCCGTGGGCAACGGCGATTGCCTGCCAGCCTTCCACGCCAACGTACTTCTTCCCCTGGATCTTGGTCGCGGTCGCCCGGACGATTTCCCCGCAGATCGTCGCGGCGTCCGTGCTGGCGCGGTACGATTCAACGCCGCTGTGCGCGTCAACGGAGGTTGTGACGAGATCGGTGACACTCATGCTGCATCCTTTAGGTTGATGGGGCGGTCTTTCGTGGCGCTGTCCACATCGGCAGCGACGCTCTGCAGCCATGTCGGCCACTGGCGCTCTCGCAGGATGTACTCAAGCGTGGCGTATGCCTCCGCTTCGTTGTGCTGGGCCTGATTCGCGGCGGCCCGGATTTTCTCTGCCAAGGTCATTTATGCATCCTCCGGATTCAAAGGTGAGCCCGCATCCAGCGGCAGACCCGATGCCACCAAGAGCGGCGGGGAACGCAAGGAACAATCGTCCCGGAAATGATGAGAAGGCGCTCGTCGCTCACAGTCCCGCCTCCTTCCGCGCGTGTTCGTAGGCGCGCACTTCCTTGATGAATCCGGCCCAGAGCTTGCGGCGCTTGGCGATCCAGGCGGCGCGCGTCTCGCGCTTCCAGTCGGTCCACGGCAGGAAGTTCCACGGCGTCCGCTTCTCGCTCTCGTGGGTTTGCAAGGTGGACAGCCAGAGCAGGGCGATTCCGGCGTGCCGCTCGTGGTCGAATTGCCCGACCTCGTCATTGTTGGGGAAGTCCCAACGCGGAACATCGACGCCCAACTCGCGCTCTACCCGGAGATAGTCGCGCTCGCGGTGGCGAACCTCTGCCGAGCAAACTGCTGCGGCCCACTTCCTGAAGTTTCCGCCCTCGATTGCGTGCGACGGGAGCGGGCGACGAAGCAGGGCCACACGCTGTGCGAAGGACATAGCAGCGGCGGCTTCCACCCGTTGCACCGCCGCCATGTTGATCAGTGTGTCCATGTCAGACCTTCACTTTTGGATAGATGCCGAGCAGCGACGCGGCGCGGCGGCAGTCGCCCAGCTTGACGGTGACGTGGCGCGGCTGTTCGTTGTCGAGGTCGCTGTCGGGGATGGGATCGGCAGCGCGGGCGTAGGCTTCCGCGAACGGGCGCAGCGCCTGGATGATTCTGTCTTTGTCGGTCACTTGCTGCGCTCCGTCAGGGCGTCATCGCGGGCCTGCCGGCGTCGAAAGTCGGCGGCATCCTCGCGTGCGTCGATGTTTTCGTCGGACGCTGCGTTGCAGGCGTCGTGGTAGCCGCCGGCAGAGCTATCGTCTGCAAGGTACTCCTGCGCCCATTCGGTGAGCATCGCCTGCATGGTGTCATCGAGCGCGTGCAGCGTGGCCTTGGCCGAGACGAAATCAAGCGAGGCGTCCTCGGCCGGCTGTGGCGTGCCGTAGTAAACGGCAGGACTGCCGGGGGAATAGGTGTAGGTGATCTCAACCTGTATCGAGTCGGGCTGTAGACCAAACGGGCAATACGCCGTCATCTTATGCTTGCTTGCCATGCTGTCCTCCTGTGGGTGTTATGCTGCGACTTGATTGCTTGAGACGCCGCCCCACTGGTCGGCCATGGCGTCAGCAATTCCGAGATAGGTGCGGCTGCGGTTCTTCTTGCGATCCGGGCCGGGGGGCTCATGGTGGACGCTGTGCTTCACGTCGGCTGGCGCCGTGGCAATCAGCGGGAGAAGGGGCGGCAGACCGCGAAGCCACAGGCACGTTGCCTTGGTTTCAAGGTCGCCGTACTGCCACGGCTGCACCGTCTGCGTTGGTCCGCGCCAGAGGGACGAGAGGCGCCCTACCGGGTTCTCAATCGCCACCTTGGGAACAGGGAACTTCCAAAGAGATTTGACGAAGTGCAGCGCCGCGAGTTGGGCTTCCTCGCGCCATTCGGCGTGGTTCCACCGCGCGCCCGAGACGGTTAGAAACGTGCAATCAGGATGGGCAATCATCATGTCCCAGCCGCGATTGACGACCGCGTTTTCCAAGATTGAATCCTGAATGTGATTGCCGGGCGCTTCTGACGGGCGAATGTCGCAGGACCACGCGTCGTGGCCACGACGCGCGAAGGCATCGCGCACCCGTCCAGAAAACTCGCAAGCGACTAGCACGCGCATCAGCCGGCCGCCGGGAAAGGCATCCCGAGAACGCGGTGCATCTCAGTGAACCACGCGCGGCGCGTGGCTTCCGTCCAGCCCTTGGCTCGCGCCGCTTGATAAAACGCTTCCAGATATACGGCTGTCGTCAGTGCTGCGGTCATGCTGTCCTCTCTCCGGCTGTGTGCCTGAGAGGGAGAATGCCACAACGGCATTGCCAGTCAATGCCAAAATGGCATTTATCTAGACATAGCGATTTAATGCCGCAAAGGCATAGCAATTTCAGGGGTTTATGGTGCGCGCTAGGCCGCTAAGAGGCCAAGGGTTAGACGCCCAGCAAGTCGGAA